CTCAAGAGCGAGTGGGGCGGAGAGCTGCATATCGAAGTCCGGCATTATTTTATCGAACGGAAGGAAGTTGAGGAGGACATCCGGGAGCTGCTTGACGCAGAGCAGAGGTTCTGGGACTGCGTGGTCACAGGCCGACGTCCGGATCTGATCCTTCCGGCAATATAAGGAGGATATAGAGTGGAATTAAAGATTTATAACCCGGTGGAAGACGGGTTTATCAAGAAAATCGACTGGAACTATGAGGATCTGAAGGCAGAGATCGAGACCCGGACTGCGGAATATGCGGCATCTGTCTACAATGATGATTCAATCAAGAATGCCAAGGATGACCGGGCAAAGCTTAATAAGCTTAAGGATGCCTTGGAGGGGAAACGGTCATCGGTCCGGAAACAGATGCTGGAACCTTATGAGATATTCAGCTCAGAGATCAAGTCTCTGACGGTTCTGATCGATAAGGCGATCAGCAACATCGACGGTCAGGTAAAAGACTACGAAAGCCGCCAGCGCAAGATGAAGGAAGCGAAGATCCGCGAGTTCTATGATGCGAACATCTTTGACCTGGAGAAGTATCTTCCGTTTGAGCGTGTGATCAAGCCGTCATATCTGAATGTATCGACATCGATGAAGTCGATCAAGGAAGAGATCTCAGCAATGATCCAGAGGGTGTCTGAGGGCATTGCACTTCTCAACGATACGGACAGTCCGTATGTGGTCGATATGAAAGCAGAGTTCTTAAAGACTTATGATATCGGCGCGGCCCTGGCGGTAAAGAACAGGCTGGAAGCGGCAGAACGCAAAAGACAGGAGTATGAAGCGGAGCGTGCCAGACAGAAGGCAGAGCGGGAGGCAAGGGAGAAAGCAGAGGCGGAAGCACTGGTGCAGGCAGGAAAGAAAGAGGCAGAAGTAACGGCAGCAGTTCCGGAGCCGGCAGCAGGAGAGGCTTCCGGGATGAAAAAGAAAAGCGAACCGGTTGGTGTCCTCGACTTCCGCGTCTATGTGACGGAGTCCCAGATGCAAAAATTACAGAAGTTTTTAAAAGATTCCGGAATTCGTTATGAAGAAATTCCGATGTAAGAAGGAGGAAGAAAACAATGGCAGTAGGAAACAGCTTAACAGCAAAGAAACAGAATTCAGACCGAGTGGAGTTTGAAGTAGCAGGAGAAAAGATCACACTGACCCCGCAGATCGTCCGTGATTACCTGGTCAGCGGTGATAAGGAGCGTGTCTCCATGCAGGAGGTTGTGATGTTCATCAACCTCTGCAAGTATGCCGGACTGAATCCGTGGTTAAAAGAAGCGTACTGCATCAAGTACGGGAGCGAGCCGGCGACAATGGTGGTTGGTAAGGAAGCATTCATGAAGCGTGCGGAGAAAACGCCAGGCTTTGACGGTTTCGAGGCGGGTGTGATCGTCCTTTCCGGGGATGAACTGATCTACCGGAAGGGAACCCTGAAACTGCCGGATGAGGAGCTTGTGGGAGGTTATGCGGAGGTATTCCGGAGGGACCGCACCCATTCCTATCGCGTGGAGGTCTCCTTTGATGAGTATGCGGCCAGAAAGAAAGATGGCAGCTTAAACAGCCAGTGGTCAAAGAAGCCGGCGACGATGATCCGCAAGGTTGCTCTGGTCCAGGCATTAAGAGAAGCGTTCCCGGAGAACTTCTCCGGTCTCTACAGTGAGGAAGAGGCAGGAACAGAGGAGACGAGCTTCCTGACACCGCCGGACATGCCTGTAACCGATCAGGGGCCGGCAGCGATCCCGGAACAGGAACAGCCTACAACACCGCCGGTACAGCCGATGACAGAAAATGCCCAGATGGATATGGCGGCTGCGTTTTTCAATAAATGATCAGCCTGCTTAGGGAGGAGGTGAGGAAGATGGCAAAGATCACGTTTGAATCGATCGCCGGCGGAGAGCTGGCAGAACGTTTCCGGGTTGCACTGGCTCAGATCGGCAGAAATATCATGGACCCGAACTCTGATCCGGATGCATCCAGAGGAATGACGATCAACCTGAAGTTCAAACCGAATGAGTCCGGAGGGATCAACGTTGAGTTCGATATCAAGACAAAACTTGCGGGATTCAGAAAGGGCAAATCCCTGTTCCTGATCGGCCAGGATGCGAAGACCGGCCGGATCGAGATGTCCGAGTATGGCAATAACCGTCCGCAGGTGGCAGCGTACACTGCAGTGGAGCGGACGGAAGAGAAACCATTTGATCCGGAGACCGGGGAGATCCTGGACGAGGAGAGAAAAGGACCGATTGACTTAAGAGCGTAAATGAGAGGAGAAAACCATGTTAGAAGGATTAAAAGAAGCGATGCAGTACCTGATCGGAGTCGGCAATGAGGCGGAAAAGGTCCAGGTACTGGAAATCTGCGGCGAGACCTATGCAAATAAGCGTCTGGAGCGTTACGGAGCACCGAAGAGAGCGGCAGCAATTGAGGCGTCATCCCTGTCAGCACTGGTCGATTACATTAAATCACTTTCGAATGAATTCTCGACAAGTCGGATGATCATCCAGATCGAGGATCCGGAAGAGGTAAATCTTATTTCTGAATTGAACATCGAGAGAAAAAGAGAATGCCTGTTCTCCTGCAAGGCAGAGATCTCGAAATTCCGTTTTGATAACTGGTATGATCAGGAGCGTTTCATGATCGAGATCCAGTCCAATTTTGTTCCGAGTTCGGACCGTGACGTTCTGATCAAGTTCGCGGGAAGTGTGGAGCAGAAGAACAGTGCAACATTCTCGGACGATGGAAAGACTCAGGTCGCTACGATGAACGTTGGAGTTGCGTCAAAGTCGGATGTGATCGTACCGAATCCGGTTCTCCTGGCACCGTACCGCACCTTCCAGGAAATCGAACAGCCTTTCTCGAACTTTGTGTTCCGGATGGCGGACAAACAGACTCCGGCCTTCTCCCTGATCGAAGCGGAGGGCGGCGTCTGGAAGAACGAAGCAGTGAGCCGCATTAAGGAATATTTCAAGAAAGCGCTTGCGGATATGCCGGAGGAGATCCAGAACCGGATCGTGATCATCGGATAAAAAATGTAAACAGGCGGCCATCCCTCTTTCTGATATATGTCACAGGAATCCCGGTGCTCCGGCCGCCGGCATCGGGAAATGAAGGAGCAAGGATGAACAGCAGACAGAAAGGCGCCCGCGGAGAGCGGGAGCTTGCGAAGATCTTCCGGGAACATGGATATGACGCAAGACGCGGACAGCAGTATTGCGGAGCGTCCGGAGATGCCGACGTGATCGGTCTTCCAGGGATCCATGTGGAATGTAAGCGAGTTGAGAAGTTAAATCTTCTGGACGCAGTCGGGCAGTCTGTGAGAGATGCAAGGGATGATGAGCTCCCGGCGGTCTTTCACCGGCGTGACCGGTCGGAATGGCTTGTGACCATGCGTATGGAAGACTGGTTTACCCTCTTTCGGGAGTGGGAAGCCGGACAGGATTTAAAAGAGAAAGCAGAAAGGTAGGTGACTGCCTTTATGAATTATATCGCTCAGATCAATGCGTTCTGGGATTCGGCCACAACAAATCCGTTGTCTACAGGGCAGGTGTCGTTATACTTTGCGTTATTGCATGTATGCAACAGGAGCAACTGGACAGAGTGGTTTGCAGCGCCGAATCAGGTGCTCTCGGTACTGACGGGATTATCGAGGTCAGGAATACTGAAAGCGAGAAACGAATTGAAGCAGAGAGGGCTCATTGACTTTCAGGAAAAAGCAACAAAAGCGACCAGATATAAGATCACCATAGCAAATAGTACGCAAGTTAGTACGCAAATTGGTGTGCAAATTGGTACGCAAGATGGTGTGCAAGTTGGTACGCAAATTAGTGACACATTATATAAACATAAACAGAAACAAAAACAAAACATAAAGAATACTGCTACCGCAGTACAAGAAATGCCAGAGCTTTTTGAAGAACAGATTGCCGCGATTCGAGAATTTTATGATTCCGTTTGTGGGTCGTATCCCCGCCCGGTAAAGCTGTCTGAAGCGAGAAAAGAGGAGATCCGTGCCAGACTGAGGGACGGTTATACCGTCGAGGACTTCCGGAAACTCTTTGAACTGGCAGAAGCAAGCGATTTCCTGAAGGGGAACAATGACCGGAGCTGGTCAGCAACGTTTGACTGGCTGATCGCTGATGCCAATATGGCGAAGGTACTGGCGGGCAATTATGCAAACCGGACCGTCAGCGTAAATAAAGCGCAGAAGAAGTCTGCTGGCCGTTTCGCAAACTTTACAGAGCGGCAGTATGACTATGACTCGATGATTTTCCAGGAACGCGTGGAAAAGGCAAAGGAGCAGGAAGATGGACGAACAGGAGAAAACAGGGGTGGCGGAAGAGACCAGGATTCCGGAGAAAAAACATTACCTGGATGTGAACCTTGAGGAGGCGGAGACCAACATTCACGCCTGCCTGAGGGATGCGGCCAGAAACGTGATCGCAGTTGGGTTCTACCTCAAGAGGATCCGGGACAAGGAGCTGTACCTGGATGCCGGATATAAAAATATCTGGGACTATGCTGCGGCCACGTTCGGATTCAGTAAATCAACGGCCAGCCGGTACATGGCGAGAAACGACCGGTTCTCCGTGGATGGAAACAGCCCGAAGCTGGCTGAGCAGTACCGAGATTACAGCAAAGCGCAGTTGCAGGAGATGCTAAACCTTGATGCGGATCAGCTTGAGGATGTGACGCCGGGCATGACGGTGCGCGAGATCCGGGAATTGAAGAGACCGAAGGAGCTGCCGTATTACGACATTCCGGGGCAGCTCAATATCTCGGATTTCCCGGGGATGGATGATGCTGGGGATGATCCGGATGCGGCGGTGGACGTGGAGGAAACGAAGGAGCTGATCCCGGCGAGGGGAAGTTTTTCGGTGACTGCGGAGGATCTGATCGAGGACGAGACAGAATGTGTTGCGATGTCGCAACAGGAAGAATCAGAGACACTGCCAAATTGTGGTGGAAACGCTGCCGAAAAGCAGCGGTATCCGATGGATGATTATGGATTCCGAGAGAAACGATGTAATGAGCTGGCGAGAAAATTGATCAGCGACTGGAAATCATGGTTCGGACAGGATTACCAGAATCGAGTGTTGAATGTTGTTGAATCCGAAAAGCAGATAAAAGAAAAAATTAAAGGGTACTCCGATCGTACATGGTGGCTCAAGCGTGATGATGGGGGAATGATGCATGTGAATCTGTTTGATAAATATATCCAGTTCTGGGGGAAAGACTTTCTCGGAAATTGTGAGTGGTTCTATTTGTGCGCAGCGATACAGAGCATGTGGAATGTGATTGCCTTGGAAGATACACAGAAGATCGTCAAAGATTTAAACTCGGTTGCTTGTGAACTGGACAGTACTCCGCCAGATCCAGAACGTACGGCTGAACCAGCAGATTATAATCGAGATCAGTTGGAAAGCATGATCCTGGATGCAAAGGCCCGGTTGGAATGTATGGGAGAAGGCTGGAAGATGGGGCAGGCGGAATTTCTCTGCACGAAATATATGATGATGATACAGGCGTATGAACTCCTGCTGAAGAGCCATGAGGCAGCAGAACAGGAGCCGGAAGAGGAAAAAGCAGAACAGCCGGAGCTGCCCCGTCTAAAAAACAATGATCAGCGAGCCGCTTTCGTGGATGATTATGAGTCCTGGCCGCTTTGGATTGATAACCAGGAAACCGGAGAGAAGTATTACCGGTATGATCTTCCGGATGGAACGAGTTTTGTGGTTAAAGTGTATCATGCAATGATATTTCTCGGATGGGAGGTCGAAAGTGGATCACGGTACGAAGAGGGTTATGGACTTAGTGAGCAGTATATCCTTAAACCTGGGAAGTTCTTCCGGGATTGCCGTACAAACCGGTCTGCCATGATCGAGAAACTGAAAGAGCTGCAGAAAAGCGAGTAAGGTGGTGAGACGGCATGAGTTACAGTTATACACTGAGAAATATCCAGACCGGTACAGTGGAATACACTGGTCTGAAGGCTGGCGAAGTTCACCAGATTACCGGAATTTCGTCTCAGAGAGTATCACGCTATGCGGCTGCTGGGAAAGTATACGGAAACACCTGGAAGGTGAGCCTGGATGAAGATGATTATTCAGAGTTCTGGACTGATGAGATGTGTATGAAATGGGATTGTGTGCGGAAGATGGTACTGGGTGGACTGAAGTTCGGAAAAGGCAGCTATGAGGAAAAGTTGGAAAGATGGAGAAAAAGATGCAAGCAGAATCATGATGAGGAAAGTGGAGGTAAAGCAAAATGGGAAAGCTTAAGATGGCAGCAGTAGTGGCGACAGGAATACTTTTTATGGTCTTGGCGTGTGTGTTTGGAGTCCAGGGCAGCAGGAATAAAGCGATTGACCTGGAACAGGCGGTTGAAATGGCAGAATCAGATATTCATGTACAGGAAAAACGGCGGTTTGATTTGCTTCCAAATCTGGCGGATGCGATCATGCAGTATGACAGACATGAGGCGGAAGTTTTGCAGGGGATTGTTGACGGCCGCGGTGGTGCGGGAGATATTGAGAATGCATACACTGCCATTTCAGCGGTTGCAGAAGCATACCCGGAGCTGAAAAGCAATGAGAACTATAAACAATACATGATGGAACTTGCGACCACGGAGAACCTGATTGCTCAGTACCGCACAAATTATAACAAACAGGTTGGAGCCTATCGGAGATATGTAAAAAGCTTTCCGGCCAGAATCTACCTCGAATGGACCGGATACGAGCTGATAGAGTATGAGCTGCTTGATTATAATGCACCGGTGGACGCACCGACACATTTGTTTGGAGAGTAGGATGGAAATAACCAAAAGAGAGATTATCGCCAGCGTTACGATCACGGCCGTTATGCTGTTTATCGGCTTACTGGTGTCAGGACGGATTGAGTCCTGGGAGATTCAGAAGAACTCAGAGTATTATTCTGCATTGCAGATCACGGATCCGGAACAGTTTCGATATGGGATGAACACTTCTGTAGGGAATGCGTTTGTATATGGGAATCTGGAGGCAGTCGATCCGGTTACATATCCGGAAATTGGCGGTGCATATCTGTATGTGGAAAAAGTCGAAGAGCATTACAACATGCACACAAGAACGGTCACAGAAACAGACGGCAAAGGAAATACACATACTCGAACAGAAGTGTATTGGAGTTGGGATTATTTTGACAGTGAGAGCATTCACAGTGAAAAGATCCGGTTTCTTACAGTTGAGTTTGACTATGGAAAAATAAAGAGACCAGCAGCTAAATACATAACCAGGATCAACGAATCTCCGTTTGTGAGATTTAATTACAGTGCGGTGCCGGGAGAGGTCTACGGAACTATTTATACGGACTTAAGGGATGGAACCATCTCGGACAACATGGAAATATTAGTTGATACCGATATTGAAAATGCAGTGAAACAAAAAACAATAACGTTGATGCCTGTATTTTGGATAGTATGGATCGTTTTTACAGGAGCTGTAATTTACGGGTTCTGCTATTTGGAGAATGATTGGCTGAACATAGATGAGTGATAAGGAGGAAGATGCTGATGAGAAAGATCAAATTATTCCCGTTCCCGCATGTGGAGATCAGGATCTCCGTATCGGATGAAATGGAAAGAGATTATTGGAAATGCAGAGAATCCATCCGGAGAGCCGTTGAAGCCGGGGATGATCAGAAAACATTCAAATGCGAGGAGTGCAGTTGGAAGAATGTGAAAACATCCGAGTGTAACGGCGTGTGTGCCATGAATGGACTGGACGAGCAGATGAGGGGAGAAAAAACGGATGAGACTGACAGAAAAGAGAGATAACGGATCATGGAAGCTGAAAGGCGTGGAATGGAAGCAGATCGCGCCCGATGCAAAGATCACCGATGAAGTGTGGTGGAAGCTCTATGAAGCGCTCTGGAAGCTCAAGGACTATGAAGATACTGGAGTGGATCCGGATGGTATAAGACAGCTTAATGCAGAGACGCAGGAACAGGCCCGTGCGATGCTGGAGCGGGTTGCGAAACTCTCGGATGAGATTGAGAGGATGAAAGGGGAAAAGAGGCAGCGGTGGATCCCGGTAGATGAGAGATTGCCGGAGCTGGGGTCTCTGGTACTGGTGGCATTTGAAAGAACTTCAAAGGTGGACATTGCAGAGTATGACAAAGATTGGAAGGGAGACGAAGGATTCCGGCCAGCAGACATAGAACGTGATGAATACACTATCGAAGTAATTGCCTGGAAGCCGCTTCCGGAGATATACAGGGAGGACGAATGATGAGGATGAAGAATGCTGAAGGCTATCCGGATCCGACGGCGGCCAGGGCGGTGAAGAACGCAGAACGGCCGCCGGAGAATGTGATCATGTTCCGGAAGATGATCAAGGCGATTGGTGTGATCCTCCATGTGAGGGTGCTCGGCAAGGTGACGCTGATCGATGAAAGGGGACGGCGATGGTGATGAGTAAAGAATGGAATGAGAAAGTAGCCAATGCACTGAAAAAGAAGATGAAGGCTACTGAGTACGCGATCATGAGCGAGGACCGGAGTCGTCGGAGCTGGAGCGCGGCACATCCGGCGTACATGGGGACAAGCCTTTGTCCGGATCCGCGTTATCGAGGAGGTGATACCAATGGACAAGGAGATTCTGAAACAGTACATAGATGCCTGCGAGCAGGTGAAGGAAGCGAAGGAAGATATACTGAGGCTTAAGAAGAACCGAAAGAAAATCGTGCAGGACCGGGTGTCCGGATCGGCGCATGAGTTTCCGTATACCGCCAAGAGTTTCCACATCGAGGGCCTGTCATATCCGGTGGTGAAGGATCCGGATGAGCTGGATCGGCGGGAAGCAATCCTTCAGGAGCGGCTTCAGAAGGCGGAGGAGATCAAGCGCCAGGTGGAGGCGTGGATGCTCACAATTCCGCAGCGGATGCAGCGGATTATTCGGTACCGGGTGTTCGAGGAGTTATCCTGGAATGAGGTGGCAATTCGTATGGGACGGAAGGCCACGGCGGACAGCGTGAGGATGGAGTATACCAATTTTATGAAATCAGAGTAAGTAATTTCGTTATTTTCGCTTTTTTCGTTTTCAAAATGTTATAGTGTAACCTGAAGCCAAGGGCATACAGCCGGCGGCTTCCTACATCCTCCTCAAGTGAAGGTATACGTGGGCGGCCGTTAGGCAGAGCGGTCGCCAATTATCAGGGCGTAGCTCAGTAAGCAGAGCAGCTGATACTTAATCAGCGTGTCGAGGGTGCAAATCCTTCCGTCCTGGTTCGCGGAGTAGAGCAGTCTGGAAGCTCGTCGGGTTCATACCCCAAAGGTCACTGGTTCAAATCCAGTCTCCGCAATGTTGGCGGTTGCCTTTTAGGCGATATGCCTGAATCCGTGATATCAGATAGCGGATAAATTATATGCTGGAGCGATCCAGTACATCTGAAATACCTGGTTTCGGGATTCTCCACCCAGACATTCCAGGTATGCAGGGCATCTTCTATGAGAGGATGGGACATGAGCCGTTGGCTCGAGTCTTGGTGCGTTGCTTAAATTCATAATATCCCCATGAAAAGCGCCTGTCGAGAGATGGGTGCTTTTCTTTTTCGACTTCTTGCTTGCAAATCGAATATATTCATGTGTATAATAATACAGCATTGAGAGGGGGATAATTGAATGGTATTGACAGCAAGTAATGCAGTAGAAAGTGTAAGCAATAGTGGAAAGATAGAAAATATCATAGTCGGAATTGCAACGGGTATAGTTAGTAGTATTCTTGTTACGTTATGGTTTCGGTATGTGGATTCGCGCCGTGAAGCTAAAACATATTTTTATGAAATAAGTAAATATGTACGAATGATGTCAAAAGCATTCTCAATCAATCAGTTGGATCAGAAAGAGCAGGTCTATGCAATATTTGACTTCATAGAGGATGAAGAAGAACCGCACTGTTATTGGTGGACTTTTTTAAGCAGAAAAGAAAAAGAATTAAAAGAAGAATTTGATAATAGTTGTGCTAATTTATTTATTCAGGCATCTTTTTTGGTTGAGTGCCATAGAGCCATTTTAGAAGGTGATGAATCTGAAGAACTTCTTGAATGCAAGAAAAAATCTGAAGACGCTTTTAAAGAAGAATGGGTAAAATTGATTGATTGTCAAGGGAATGTTTTAAGGTATGTATCTGGTAAATTATATAAATAGATAATTTAAAAATATTAAGAAGCAGTTTGAACTGCTTCTTTCTTTTACCCAAAACCGACGAATCGGAGGTGATGAGCATGGCCAGAGCGCCGGATCCGAGAATTGAAAAGGCGAAGGCCATGTACCTGGAAGGTATGAAATTAGTTGAGATTGCAAGTCAACTAAATCTGCCGGAGGGAACGGTCCGCCGATGGAAGTCCACACATAAGTGGGAAAACGAACGCTCGGATAAGAAAAGCGAACGTTCGGAAAAGCGAAAGCGAGGTGCACAGCCCGGGAACAAGAACAGTTCCGGTGGGCCGCCTGGGAATAAGAAAGCAGTTACCACAGGAGAGTTTGAGACTCTCCTTTTTGATTGCCTGGAACCGGAGGAGCGGCGGCTGGCACAGGCGGTTCCGGAAGATAAACAGACGCTGCTCATGCAGGAGATCCAGCTTCTTACGGTTCGGGAACGCCGGATGCTGAAGCGGATCGACCTTCTGAGACAGTCTCCGGATGATTCCGAGGAGATCTCCGGAGATGAGACAGGGATGACCGTTGTGAGTCATAAAATGGGACTCGAAAAGGACAAAGATACAGATCTTCGTGAATATCAGGGGAAGCTGGGGCAGATCCAGCACATTGAGGAAGCCTTAACCAGAGTTCAGGCAAGAAAGCAGGCTGCAATCGATGCACTGCACCGGTATGGTGTGGATGATGCACGCCTGGAGATCGAGATGATGAAGCTTGACCTGGCGGCACTGAAACTTGGCGGTCAGGAGCAGGAGCTTGAAGATGACGGATTCCTGGATGCACTGAATGCAGAGTCTGATACGCTTTGGGGTGATGTCGATGGAGATTAAGGATCGTATCGCCGATATGCGCGATAAGCTTCAGAAGATGAAGTCACAGCGAGGGATTCTGACGAAGGTTCAGATATTCAAGTTCCAGCCGTTTTCCAGAAGACAGAAGCAGGTTCTTACCTGGTGGATGCCGGGGAGCCCTGTGAAAGATTATGATGGCATTATTGCGGACGGTGCGATCCGATCGGGAAAAACGGTCTGTATGTCATTGTCCTTCGTATTCTGGGCGATGGAGAACTTCAATGGTCAGAACTTCGCCATGTGCGGCAAGACGATCGGTTCCTTCCGGAGAAACGTTCTATTCTGGCTGAAGCTGATGCTCAAGAGCCGAGGGTATAAGGTTGCGGATCATCGGGCCGATAATTTGGTTGAAATCACTCGAAAGAATGTCACGAACTACTTTTACATCTTCGGTGGTAAGGACGAACGCAGCCAGGACCTGATCCAGGGTATCACTCTGGCGGGGGTATTCTGCGATGAGGTTGCGCTGATGCCGGAGAGCTTCGTTAACCAGGCAACAGGACGTTGCTCGGTGACAGGATCCAAGTACTGGTTTAACTGCAACCCGGACGGACCATATCATTGGTTCAAGGTCAATTGGATCGACAAGGCGATCGGATACCTCGGAAAGAAGAAGGCAGCCAGGCTGCAGCAAGAAGCCGTCGCGAAAGGCACGGAGCTGAACCTCAAGAAACTCCTGTATGTGCATTTCACGATGGACGATAACCTGAGCCTGTCAGAAGCGATCAAAGCCCGATATCGCAGCATGTACAGCGGCGTGTTCTTTAAGCGTTACATCGAAGGACTCTGGGCGATGGCTGAAGGGATCATCTATGACATGTTTGATCCGGACAGAAATGTGGTGGACGCAGAAGCCATTGCGGCGGAATACCGGAAGAAAAGCGGACGGGAGTTCTGGATCGGTGACAAATATGTCAGCTGTGACTATGGTACCCAGAACCCGACGGCGTTCCTGCTGTGGAGCAAGGGAGCTGATAACAAGTGGTACTGCCGCAGGGAGTATTATTATTACGGACGCGATAAAGGGCAGCAGAAGACAGACAAAGAATTTGCTGAAGATCTGACGGCGTGGCTATCCGGAGAAAAGATCCGGACGGTGATCCTGGATCCGGCGGCGGCATCTTTCAAGGCACAGTTAGAAAAAGATGGTTACAAAGTAAAGAAAGCGAAAAATGATGTTTTGGATGGGATCCGTTTTGTGGCAACCTTGCTGCTTTCGGGTTCTATTTTTATTGATGCATCCTGCGAGAACCTGCTGAAGGAGTTTGCTTCCTACATCTGGGATGCAAAAGCCGGAGATCGCGGGGAGGATAAGCCGGTGAAGGAGCATGATCACGCGCTCGATGCTCTCCGCTATTTTTGCTACACAATCATTCGCGGAGTTGGTGGCATGAAGATTTTAAAGTGAGGCGAGGAAACATGGACATTGAAGTAATTAAGAAGCTGATCCGAAAATATCAGAGTGGGCATACGGATTTTGTGAGGCAAGCTGAAAAGGCGAAGGCTTACTATCGGAATGAGACGGATATTATGTTCCCACCGCTGAAGGAGGAGCAGGAGAAGAAAGAGAAGCCGCTGCGGAATGCAGACAACCGGATTCCATTCAACTTCCACGGTTTGCTGGTTAACCAGAAGGCATCGTATATGTTTGCGGCATCTCCGATTTTTGATCTTGGAAACAAGGATGCGAACAAAAAGTTAACACAGTTTCTTGGGGATAAATATCCGAAAGTGTGCAAAGACCTGTGCATTGAGGCATCGAACTGTACGGTCGCATGGCTGCATGTCTGGAAGGATGGGAAAGGTGCATGGAAGTATGCGGTAGTTCCGGCAGAACAGATCATTCCGGTATGGACGAGTGATTTGGAAAAGGAGCTTTCTGGCGTGTTCCGGAGCTATCAGAGCATCGATGAGGAAACCGGTGACAGGTATACCGTTTACGAGTACTGGAACGATAAAGAATGCACGGCATACCGGCTAAAAGCGGGAGACGAGCTGGATCAGCTGATTCCGTATCAGATGTTTCTGGTTGATCCGGAGCTGTGTGAATATTCGGATTGCTATCAGCACGGAGTCGGGGAGGTGCCATTCTTCCCGTTCTTTAACAATAACATCGACACAGACGATCTGAAGAACATCAAGCCGCTGATCGATACTTACTGTAAGGTGTTCAGCGGTTTCGTAAATGATCTGGAAGACATTCAGGAAGTGATTTTTGTTCTGACCAATTATGGAGGCGAGGATCTGGGGCAGTTTCTTCGGGACCTCAAGGATTACAAAGCAATCCAGATCGAGAGCGACGGAGATGGGGATCATTCCGGCGTTTCAACATTAACAATTGAGCTGCCGGTAGAAGCCAGAGAAAAGCTTCTGGAAATTACAAGAAAATGTATTTTCGAACAGGGCATGGGTATCGATCCGGATCCGCAGAACTTCGGAAACAGTTCCGGAGTTGCGCTGCAGTTCCTGTATTCCCTTCTGGAGCAGAAAGCCGGCTTGCAGGAAACGGAGTTCCGTTTAGGCTTCGGACGGTTCATCCGCTGCATCTGCCGGCTTCAGGAGATCAAGATCAAAGACAGCACGATCGTGCAGACCTGGACGAGGACCAGTGTAAAGAATGATCAGGAGTTATCCCAGATCGCATCTCAGAGCAAAGGAACCATCTCTGATGAGACGATCGTCAGCCACCACCCGTGGGTAGATGATCCTGAGAAAGAAATGGATCTTTTGAAGGAACAGGAAGAAAGCTCAGCGGCAGATATCTCGGACATGTTCCCGAAAGAAGGTGCATCGGGTGATGAAGGCGGTGATGCGTGATGTCCTACTGGGAGAAACGCCAGGAAGAAGCATACAAGGCCGGAGAGATGCAGGTAAATCAGTATTTCATGCGACTGGAGAAAGCATTTAATCAGGCGAAACGAGAGCTTCAGAAGACCGTGGAGAGCTTTTACTGGCGATATGCAAAGGAGAATGGGCTGACGTATTCAGAAGCCCAGAAACGGCTCGATAAAGCGGAACTGGGAGAATTGAAGGACTTCGTTGAGAAGGCAATGAACAACATCGGGAAATATAACCAGGATGTCAACAACATGTCCATCAAGGCCCGGATGACTCGCTATCAGACATTGGAAGCGCAGGTGGACGCGATCCTCCGGGAACTGTATGCTGTGGAGTATGAGGCAGAAGGGACACGGACGATGCAGGAGGTATATAGCGATACCTATTACCGGACCTGGTATAGCATCGATCAGTACCATGGCTTTCATGCCGAGTTTGCCCAGATTGAGCCGAGAACGATTGAGCAGCTGATCAAATATCCATTCAATGGCGCCAACTTCTCATCCAGGCTCTGGAAGCAGAAAGAGCACCTCCAGTCTCAGCTCATGGAATCGCTTACAACTATGATGGTCCAAGGAGCATCCCCGCAGAAGCTGGCCGGAGAGTTCGCTAAGAAGATGCAGTCAAAGAAGGCGGATGCGTACCGGCTCCTGCACACAGAGAGCTCATTCCTGATGAGTGAGGCAACTCACGCCGGGTATAAAGAGGACGGCGTGGAGCAATATGAGATTCTGGCCACGCTGGACAGTAAGACCTGCGGTGTTTGCGGGGAGCTGGATGGGAAGATCTATTTTGTTTCGGAAGCGGTGGCAGGAAAGAACATGCCGCCGTTCCATCCGTGCTGCCGATGCACGGATGTTCCGTATTACCCGGATACCCCGACGGAGGGAATGAAGCGGGCCGCCAGGGATAAAGATGGCAACAACATCGAAGTGCCGGAGAGTATGACGTATGAGGAATGGAAGAAGAAATATTTAAATGCAGGTCTTCAGCCGGTTGTAACACCGCAGGAAGAGGCGGCGAATGGTCAGATAGAACTTTTGAAAAAGTATGGCAATCTGACCAACATCATGTTCACTGGCACTGCTGAAGATATGACCAGATGGAGCGAATTGCAGAAGATATCGGGCAAAACGGAAAAGGAACTCTTATCTGAAATGTCGAAGAGTGCCGATAACTGGGAATCTATTTTGAAAATGCAGTCGGAAACGACAATGAAACCGTTTGTTAATCAGTTGCTGGAAGCTGCAACAGATACAGAGCTTGGAGCCTTGCGCACATGGAGCGGTGGATCTTATGTAAATATCAATCGCTATCTAAGATACGGAATCAATGTTGATCCTATTTCCAAAAAGGCGGCAAAGGACATTGAGGCGGTGCTTGGCAAGGTCACGACACAAAAAGAGATCATTGTGAAGCGAGGAACCGGAACAAGAGAGATTTTTGAAAAAATGACTGGTGACTGGAAAAAGGATCCGAGTGTTTTAGTAGGACAGAAGTTTTCGGATAAAGGATTTACCGCCACTTCGCCAATGAAAGAAGGCGGTTTTAGCGGTGCTGGCAAAGGCAACGCTGAATTGTTTATAAGGGTGCCCAAAGGGACACATGGGGCGTATATCGCGCACGAAGCTTTTAACGAGGAAGAAAAAGAATTCCTCTTGCAAAGAGGGTATTCTTATAGGATAATTAAGGCAGAATACAGAGTAAATCCGCGTATTCCAGAAGATAAGGATTTAAAAGTATGGTGTGAGGTGATATCAAATGAGTGAGTATTCCTGGGATAATCCTAAGTTGCAGTTAATTTGTGGACAATGCCATTTGAAAGATAAAGATCCTAAATTATGTCATGCTGTTGAGCCACCGATAGAAAAAACATTTATTCCAGAGTCCACAAGTGATTGTTTCTTTATTCGCGAATCATATTGGCAGCGAATACCGGAGGAACAGAAAGAGGGATTTAAGGAAGATATACGGGAAAGAAGCGAAAGATATTATTCGAGGATAAAAAAGAAGTCAGAGTAAACATTATTTGCAGTGTGAGGTGATATCAAATGAGTGAGTACTCCTGGGATAATCCTAAGTTGCAGTTAATTTGTGGACAATGCCATTTGAAAGATAAAGATCCTAAATTATGTCATGCTGTTGAGCCACCGATAGAAAAAACATTTATTCCAGAGTCCACAAGTGATTGTTTCTTTATTCGCGAATCATATTGGCAGCGTGTTCCACAGGAGCAGAGGGATGAATGGACAGAGTTCATAAAAAAGAGAAGTGATAAATTTTATGGAAAGGATTAATGTTGTATTTGAAAGGATAATAAAATGAGTTTGAAAGAGGAACTTCTGCAAATCAAAACATATGAAGAGTATGAACCTCAGAGAGAAAAATTCCGAAGTCTTGTTAGGGACAAAGAAGTGTTGGAACATTTGAATATGCTGTATGGAAAAGGATACGTTGGTGGAGACATTGAACATGGTCTTATAGAAGAGGTTTACAAAACTCCGCCAGGTCAGGGAAAACAACGCATTGGAAGATAATGAAATCAACCACCGGTCAATAGGCTGGTGGTATTTTTATACCCATTTTCAGGTGTTGCGACGTCGCAACAAACAGGGAGGTGATTACAATAGGATTTTTCAAGTGGATCAGATGGATCAGACAGCACCGTTGCAGCCATCACTACCGCAAGCATTGGAGCCGGGATTCTGGTCCGTATGGCGGATATGTGATGCGCTGCTCATTATGCGGGAAAGAGAAGGGACGGTATGATTGATATTTTTTGTACCGGAGCATCCTTCTACGGCGTAAAGCTCAGCTATGCAGCAATGGAAATCATTATGAGAGAGGATTTTGTAAAAGATCAGGACTTTATTGAGTTTGTCTTTGAAGATGGAACCAAAGGAGCGATCCGAAAGGGTACAGTCATTGGTTTTACAGAATCAACAGTAGAGGTTTAGACATGCTTAAAAGGCATGTTATTTTTATGCCCTGCCATAAGGCATAAAACTGGGCGCTACTCTGCCGGGAGTATAACCGGCCGATCCCAATACCCGGAGAGCGGGAATAAAAATCTATGGAGGTAAGCACGATGGAATGGTTAAAGACAATTTTAGAGAAGGCAGTGATCACCGACGGGAAGCTGGATGTTGATGCCACTATGAAGGAAATCAATGGGGAGTTCCCGAAGCATGCAGTACCGAAGCAGGACTACAATGATAAGGTGAAAGAACTGGGAACAGCCAATGATACGATCAAGGACCTTAAGAAAAATAATGCGGACAACGCAGATCTGCAGAAAAAGGTCAAGGACTATGAAGCTGAAGTGGCAGGACTTAAAACAGCAGCGGAGAATACCAAAAAGGAATACGCCTTAAAGGATAAGCTGAAGGAAGCTGGTGCTGTAGATGCGGATTACATCATTTACAAGCAGGGCGGTCTGGATAAATTCACATTTGACCAGGACGGTAAGGTCATCGGATTGGATGACGTTCTCAAACCGATGAGAGAAGCTTCTCCGCACCTGTTTAAGAATGCCGGCGGAACTGGTGGCTATAATCCGGCGGGAGGCGGAAATCCGCCAGGAAATAATCCGTTTGCAAAGGAAACCTATAACCTTACAGAACAGGGACGCCTGTTCAAACAGAATCCGGAGCAGGCCAGACAGCTGGCAGCTGCGGCCGGAGTAAAACTTTAAGAAAGAGAGGAATTTTAAATGGCAGGAACAACCTTACAGGACGTAATTGTCCCGGAACTTTTCAACCCGTACGTGCTTAACCAGACAATGGAGCTGTCTGCACTGGTGCAGAGTGGCATCATTGCAAATAACTCGGAGTTCGACGCTTTGGCATCCCAGGCGGCGCCGACCGTTAACATGCCGTTTTTCGAGGATCTGACAGGAGAATCTGAGCAGGTGATCGAGGGAACAGATCTTGAAGATAACAAGATCACATCAAACAAGGATGTGGCAGCAATTCTCCGTCGTGCAAAGATGTGGTCCGCGACAGATTTATCCGCAGCACTGGCCGGAGCAGATCCGATGAAGGCAATTGGTACTCTTGTGGCACGCTTCTGGGAACGTGACATGCAGAAGGAGTTAATTGCCATCCTCAGTGGTGTATTTGGAACTGTGCCGGCCGGCGGATCCGGAACTCCGCCGGCAGAGACCAGGCTTGAAAGCAACATCCTGGACATTTCCGGATTAAGCGGAACGAAGGCGAACTGGTCCGGAGCTGCGTTTATTGATGCAGAACAGAAGTTAGGTGATGCGAAGGCGCAGTTGACCGGTGTTTGCATGCACTCTGCAACAGAAGCATATCTGAAAAAACAGAATCTGATCGAGACCGTGCAGCCGTCCAATGACGTTGCATTCGGTCTGTATCAGGGAAAACGCGTTATCGTTGATGATGGCTGTCCGGTATCTGACGGTACCTACACGACGTATCTCTTCGGTAACGGGGCTGTAGCACTTGGAAATGGTCATCCTGTTGGATTCGTACCGACTGAGACCGATCGTGCAAAGCGCAAGGGTTCCGGTGTCGATTATCTGATCAACCGTAAGACCATGATCCTGCATCCGAGAGGAATCGCATGGCAGAATGCTGAGGTGGCAAAGACCGAGGGCCCGTCCAGAACTGAGGTGGCAAACCCGAAAAACTGGAAACCGGTCTATGAGCCGAAGCAGATCCGTATCGTGGCATTCAAGCACAAACTGGGATAGGAGGCGTTATGACATTTTCGGAGATGTTAGAGAAAGTGAAGAGTAATCTGAAAATCAAGGATGACACACGGGATCTTAGCATCTCCGATGTCATCCTCGAAGTCTGCGATTACTGCAATCTGGACCAGGAGAAACTTCCGGAACGTTTGGAACCTTTTATTCGCAAGAAGGTGAAAGATGCGATGGATTATGAAGCAGTGAAAGGAACTGGTTATCAGCAGGACATTGCCAGCATTAAAGAGGGCGATGGAAGCATTACCTACGCCATGGGTGGCAGTAACAGCCGTGAGGGCATATACGGTTTGTCAGATGCTGATAAAGCGGTACTGCGGCGTTACAGGAGGTTGAGAGGATATGTTTAACCCTTATGAAGTGATGTATGATTCGGTTATGGATGTGTATCGGTATCAGGACAAAAAGGATGACGCCGGTTTCGACGCGTCCGGCGAGAGCCTGGTGGCATCAAGCGTAAAGTGCCGGTACAGCATTTCAAACCAGGGAACCGCAGGAAGCCCGGTGCCTTTCCTGCAGGCGGCTAATCAGCTCTTCTGCGGACTGGAAACAGATATCCGGGAAGGTGACAAAGTGGTGGTCACGCTGTACAACGGACAGAAGGTAAAACTTCGGGTTGGAGAAGCACATCCTTATAGTTTCCAGTACCAGTGCCGGGTAGAGAGGGATGAGAAGGCGTGAGCAGTTCCAATTATCGAAGAAATAAGGCGGCGCTGGATGCGTTTCGGAAAGATCTGGAAGCAGAGATGGGTGATCTCTCGGAAATCGATATCAAGCTCTTAAACCAGGCAGTGAACGAAGGGGTACGGGACATCAAAAAGAATACACCAGTACGAACCGGACATTTGAGAAAATCCTGGCGGTCGGCTCCTGCGGTAAAAGGTCCTTCTGGGGTAAAGAAAGTTCTGGTCAATGTGGCGGACTATTCTGAGTTTGTAAACTATGGGCACAGAGTTGTAAGCCGATCGGGAAAGACAACAGGATTTGTTCCGGGAAACCATATGCTGGAGAAAGGTATTTCCTATATCGACAGGCGGCTGATGGGACTTTTCAAAGCAGAGATCGAACGGATCAGGAGGGAACACGATGGTTGAGAGTCTATATAAAGCGATTGCCGCGGAATGCCGCTCATCTGTGCCGGAGCTTAAGAAGATTTACCGGGATAACATTCCACAGAATATGGAATTTCCGTGTATCCTGGTAGAGATTACGGAAACGACGGCAAACCGGCGTCTGTCAGAAAGACAGCGGATCAAACAGAACTTTGATGTTCAGTATTTCCCTGGTAATGAAAGCGAAAACCGCAGAAAAGAATGTGAAAAAGTAAAACAGAAGATGCTCCGGCGTTTTGATGTGGTAAGCGCCGATGGCATCTCTTTTTATGTTAAGAACAAAAATGCATCTATCGTGGATGATGTTCTTCATCTGTTGTTCGATGTGACCTACACCGAATACGAGAAGAAAGAGATCCCGAAGATGGAAGAAATGAACACAAATTTAGAAACGGAGGAAAAAGATGGCAGGAACATGGGAAAGCCAGAATAAGGTCATTCCGGCAGCGTACATCAACCTTGTTACCAATACACCGTTGAGCATCACGGCCGGAGACCGGGGAACTGTGGCGTTGGCACAGGAACTGTCCGTGGGAGATGACGGTACTATCTATCGCATCACAGCGACGGAGGCAAATTATCCGGAGAATGCTACTGCTGCAGATAAGAAACTGGCAAATCTGGCACTTCTGGGAGCCAAGACGGTGCTTTTATATAAGCTTCCACCAAATCATACGGATGATCATGTGGAAGCGATGCTTGCAAAGTTAAAGACGGAAGACGCAAACGTGATCGTGTATCCGTATTTGAAGTCCACAACATCTGCATCAACCGCTCAGCAGACGATCGCAAACTGGGTTAAGGCAATGCAGGAAGAGGAAGGTAAGAACATTACGGCGGTTTTGACCAATTATGTTGCAGACAGCCAGTATGTGATCAACAACGTACAGGGAGTAACGCTTTCAGATGGATCCACACTGACTGCAGCAGAAACAGGTGCATGGATCGGCGGTGTAACGGCCGGGGCAAAGATCACGGAATCCAATACCGCAAGAAAGTTTGTCGGCGCGATCGATGTAACACCAAGAATGACAAAGACGGAGATGGAGACGGCGATCAAGGCAGGAAAGCTGATCCTTACTGTGGACAAGTCTCAGAATGTCACGGTCGTGGCAGATGTAAACTCGCTGACAAGCACGACACAGACCCTCGGTGACATCATGAAGCAGAACCGGTCTGTACGTACTGCGTGTGGAATCCGGGAGGACATCGGAACGGTCTGGGATTCCAACATCAAAGGTAAGTACAACAATAACGAGGAAGGACGATCTATTTTCAAGAGCGCCCTGGTTGAGTATTTCGCTGATCTGGAACGCCGCGGTGCGATTCAGAATTTCAGTGCAGATGACATCACAGTAGAAGCCGGAACGGCGATCAACGCTGTGGTAGTAACCGTTGCAGTTCAGCTTGTTGGCAGCATGGAGATTGCCTACATCACAGTAAATCTGACGTAAGGAGGGAGACAGATGGCAAATTATACACAGCTCAGTGATACCCTCGGTGGATCTGAAGGAAAAGGCTTTATCACCCGCAGCGGACAGAACCGTGAAATGTTTGAGATTTCGAAGATCGATGCGCATGTCACACTGACTGTTGCAGAGAAAAAGCTTCTCGGGCACCGTATGAAGCAGCATAAAGTTGTTGGAGCAACCGGAGAGGGATCCGGCACCTTTTATTTCATGAATTCTGATGCACTGAAAGAGTTCATTGGATACAAAAAGAACGGCGTTTACCCGGCATCTACACTGCAGTTCCTGAATGAAGATCCGCAGTCTACAGTAGGCCGGCAGACCGTGACTCTGTTCCATGTGATCTTAAAGACAGTCCCGGTCGCATACCTGGAAGATGACAGTGAGGATCCGATTACGTTTGATTCTGATTTTACATTCGATGACTGTGACTGCCTTGAGGCGTTCCAGTTACCGGAGAATTTTAGATAAGGAGAGAAGACTATGGCAGATATGAAAGAAATGGATTTATATGGCTTTTTACATCCGGAAATAACTCCGGATAAAGAGATTATCGTATCCAGCCGTTTTAAAACAAAAGGAGGGGATCCTCTTCCTTTTGTGATCAGACCACTGACACAGGATATCTGTGATGCGATCCAGAGAGGCTGCATCAAGACGGATAAGAAAGGAAACCAGACATTTGACCGTGTAAAGTATGTGGCAGAGACAACGGCAGCCGCGGTGGTATTCCCGGATCTGAAGAATGCAGAGCTCCAGAAAACTTATGGCGTAATCGGGGAGGTCTCGCTCCTCAAAAAGATGCTTTACACAAATGAATATGATCGCCTGATCGATGAGGTTCAGACGCTATCTGGTCTGGAGAATTTCGACGATTTGAAGGATGAAGCAAAAAACGCATAAGGCATAATGATCTGGAATTTTGTCTGGCTCATTATGCCCTGCAGAAACTTCATATTCTCCCTGAAACACTGGCAACGATGCCGATCAGGGAGAAAGCAATTGTATTAGCAAGTATTGAACTTCGAATTGAGGCGGAGAAGAGAGCTGCGAATAAACATTAGGGAAGGAGGAACCACATGGGAGTATTGAGAGCAGTGTTTGAGTTGCAGGATCGATATTCATCGCGAATCTCGAAAATCATGCAGGCCTCCGACCGGGCGGCAGCATCAATTGAAAAGGCGAGTACGGCGGCCGATAAAGTCAGTACAGGACTTGATAAGGTAGGAAAATCAGGAACAAAGGCTGGGGCAGGATTGAGCGGAGCAGGCGCAGGTGCCGACAAAACCAAGACGAAGATGAAAGGTCTTGGCGATGAGATGGAGCGGACAAAGAAGACTGCTGATCGAGTCGCAAAAGCTCTGGCGGGTGTCTTCGCTGTAAAAACTGCTGTCGATGTTGGAAAAATGCTTGGTTCTGCTTCTGATGCATATGCAAATGCAAATACCAGGCTGAACCTTGTGAATACGGCTGATTCCGGGAATGCTATCGACCCGAGTTTCCAGAATAAGGTCTACGCCTCCGCGCAGCGTTCCAGGGCATCTTTTGAGAGCACAGCGAACGGAATTGCCAGCCTGGGCTTAAATGCCAGCAGCGCCTTTAAAAACCAGGATGAGCTGATTGCCTTCGTTGAGTCGATCAATAAGCAGTTTGTAATCGGTGGAACAGAAGCCGGAGCTGCGGCAGGAGCCATGGTCCAGTTAACCCAGGCGATGGGATCCGGCGCACTCCGTGGCGATGAGCTGAATTCCGTCCTGGAAGCAGCGCCGAGCATTGCCAGAAATATCGAAAAATACATGGGATGGGCGGAAGGCTCCATCAAGAAGTATGCCGAGAAAGGCATGCTGTCGGCAGAGATGGTAAAAAATGCCCAGCTTGCGGCGATGGATGAGATTGACCGGAAGTTTAATTCTATGCCGATGACCTGGGCACAGGTCTGGACAAGCGCCATGAACATGATCCAGAAAGGATCAGCTCCGTTCTTGACGGTAGTCAGCTGGCTGGCGAATAACATGTCGATCATCGGACCGCTGCTCTTGGGATTAGGTGCGGCGCTGGCAGTGTACGCATCGTTTACCTATGGAGCGGCGGCAGCCCAGTGGGTATTGAATGCGGCGACAGCGGTGTGGAATGCATTGTGCACGATGAATCCGGCAGGGCTCATGATGATTGGAGTCATCGGTTTGATTGCAGTCCTGTACGCCGGCGTGGCAGCGTTTAATAAAATTACTGGTGCTTCGGTCAGTGCAACGGGAATTATCTGTGGAGGATTTTCTGTAGCTGCACAATTTGTTGTGAATTTAGGCTTGTCAGCGGCGAATGTGTTCCTTGCAATAGCAAATGGTGGACGGGCTGTTGCGTTTAATATCAAAACAGCATTCGGCAATTCAATTCGTAATGTTCAATCGTTCTTTTACAATCTGCTGGCGACGGCGACAGAGGTGATTGGAGGAATTGCCGAGAAGCTCAATGCCCTTCCGTTTGTAAATATTGATGTTGCGGGTTTATCTGGAAAGGCTGATACCTATCGGGCAAAGGCACAGCAATATGCATCGGAAAAAGGATCCTACGAGGACGTAGGCGCCGCTTTTAATAAGGGACTTAATACATTCGATACCTGGAAAAAGGGATGGGCACAAAATGCTTATAATAAAGGCTACAGCTGGGGATCCAACGCAGCCGGTAAAGCAACCGATTTCTTTAATGGCGGTGTCGGATCTTCGATCGGAACCGTCGGGGATCCGGCTGTCGTAAAGGGAACTGAAAAGAATGGCAGCATCAAGGCGTCGTTGGAAGATGAGGATATTAGCTATCTGAAGGAACTTGCAGAACGTGACTATGTTGCGAGAATCGCCCAGAATACACTGGCGCCGAACATCGCAATCACATTTACCGGGGATATTCACAAGGAAACGGATTACGAGCAGATCGGACCGGCAATCGCTCAGATTCTTAGAGATGAACTGGAAACAGCACCGGAGGGATTATACTGATGAGCTACAGCGTGTACATCAAATACAGGAGTAAACGGTATAAGCTTCCGGTGAACCCGGAAGAAATCAAGAAGAAACAGAAGCTGAATATTGAGAAATACCAGGTGCTCGGCAGCGGACAGGTAAGCGTTCCAACTTACCAGGCATTGAATGAGTATAACTTCGAATGTGAACTTCCGCACCATGAGATGCACTATATGGAACCGGGCAGCCGCGCGGATCCGGACTGGTACATTCGAATGCTCACGAAGGCACAAAAAGAGAAAACGCCGGTCCGGCTCATTTATTCCAATGGCATGACGGATGATGAGTCGGTGATGGTGCTGGTGGAATCCTGTGAAATTTTGGAAAAATCGGGAGAAGAGGGGGATAAATATCTTGCCCTCTCGTTCCTTCAGTATCGGAAACCGTCAAAGAAATACCGCGCGGTTGTGACACCGGTAGCGACGGTGGCCCAGCCAGAGACACCGCAGCCAACGAACCCGGCAGTGGAGGAAGGAAAGACATATACTGTGCAGAAAGGAGATTCCCTCTGGAAGATCGCAAAACAGTTCTATGGGAATGGGGCACAGTATTCGAAAATCGTAAGTGCGAACGCGGATAAGATCAAAAATCCAAATTTGATTTATCCGGGGCAGGTATTCACGATTCCATCATGAGGAGGACGTTATGCAGCTATGCGTGGAAAATAATGGTGTGATCTATGAAATATCAGAAATGTGCTCGGAGCTTAGCTGGCAGGACAAATTGAATTCTGGCGCTTCCGTCCTGGAATTTACATACCTGTATGACGGAGAACTGATGATCAAAAATGGAGATGTCGTCCGACTCACTAATACCAGTGAGAAGGATGGCATCTTTTTCGGAGAAGTATTCCGTGTCAGTATGGGTGAAGACCGGCGGGTGAAAGTAAAGGCGTATGATCAGTTACGACGCGGAAAGTCTAAAGATATCATTCCATTAAAAGGCGGACAGGACGATGTGGTATCCGTTACTCAGTCGATGTGCAGATATCTGAATCTAACGGCCGGGGATATGCCGACAGGAATTTCATACAAAGTTCCAAAGGATAAAGTAAAGTACCAAGACACATGGATTGATGTGATCTATGGACTGATCGGAGATACCCTTCTTAATACAAAAACTGCGGATAATCCGCAGGGAGAATGGTATCGTTTGGCGGACGTTTACGGAAAAATCCGGTTGGATAACCTCCGGGACCTTCAGCTCCCTTTGGTACTTGGTGATGATTCCCTAGCATATGGATACAGCTGGGAGAAGTCCATCGATGATGAATTTTACAATGTGGTGAAGATCTCCTGGATGGATGAGAAGAACGGAAAGGCGCAGACCACTCAGGCTGCAGATCAGGATTCAGTAAATCGATACGGAAACCTGCAGTATTATGAGCATGTTTCGGATAAGAGTGCTGACACGGGAAAGCTTCAGGAGAAGGCGAAGAAGCTTCTACAGCTATATAACCATGAGAAAGAAACGATAAAGCTGTCCTGTATCGGGGATCATTCTGTGAGAGCTGGATGCAGTATTTATGGCAGCATTGCAGATATCGAATTGGACCGGCGTGTGATCGTAAAAGAAGTAACACACAAATATTTGCCGACGCACACAATGGAACTGGAGGTGATCGCCCAATGATGCTGACGGAAGAACTGAAGAAAGTGATGAGTGCATTTCTGAACAATCAGAAACTGCCCGCGATAATTGTGGGTACCTATGACGGATCCGGGGTTCGGGTGAATGAGAAGTTCAAGATCCCAGCGGCACAGCTTTCTGGAAACATGAAAGCGCAACTGAGGACAGGAGATAAGGTTCGCATGATTGCGGGAACCGGTTGGGAGGAATTTTACGTATTGGAGATCATTGAACGGCGTCTGGCCTTCAAGGAGGAAATAAAAGAGGAGGCGCTGAAGTAATGGCTTTGACAACAGATACCAGAATTCAGAAACAGACATTTTCAAATCGGAGCTACAACGACTCAGGCACCTGTATTCGTGGAATGGTAAATGATCTGGAGGCACTGGGGCAGGCAATCCGGAAACGACTCTCGACGCAGCAGTTTGAATATCCGATCTACAGCTTCAATTATGGAGTGAACTGGCGGGACCTGATCGGACAGGATCAGGAGTATATTCGGGCTGAGATGCAGCGGATGATCCGGGAGACATTGCTGCAGGATGACAGGATCAGCGATGTGTCTGGCTTTTTGTTTGAGTTTAAGGGAATCACCTGCGTATGTTCTTTTGATGTGTCGAGCATATTTGGTCAGTTACGGGAAGGAGTTGAGGTGAATGTTTGAAGATAAGACGTATGAAAATATCCTTCAAGGTATGCTCAATCGTGTCTCTAACGATGTGGACAAACGAGAAGGCAGTGTGATTTATGACGCCCTTGCCCCGGCGGCGTATTTTCTGGCAGATCAGTATTTTCAGCTGAGTAACTTTGTTGACCTTGTTTTCCCGGACACAGCGGTCGGAGAGTATCTGGACCGTGCCGTTAGCGGATATGGAGTGAATAGAAAAGTTGCAAGCCCGGCAGTTCGGAAAATCGTAACATCCGGAGATGTTGCAATCGGGACAAGATGGATGATCAGTGATGTGGCATATCGGATAATCGGTCGGATAGATGAAAACGTCTATGAGGCAGAATGCGAGACAGCAGGGAAGATCGGAAATACATATTCGGGCTCTCTGGAGCCGCTATCGGCAGTTTCGAATGTGACCGCAGAACTGACAGACATTATTACTGATGGAGCCGATGAAGAGGCAGATGAAGCGCTGAGAGAACGCTTCTATGAGAAGGTACGGAATCCGGCGACATCGGGAAATAAACATCATTACAGACAGTGGGCTCTTGAAGTCCCTGGCGTCGGAGATGCGAAAGTATTTCCTCTTGATTCTGGAGATGGGACATTAACAGTACTGATTGTAGATGTAGACAAGGCGAGAAACCCTTCGTTGGAGCCTGCCGTGCGAGATTACATAGAAACAGTTCGTCCAATCGGAGCAACGGTCACGGTCTCGAGTCCGACAATGAGGTCTGTCAATGTGTCAGCGAATGTGATTCTGGATGGAACAAAAACGTTGGATGATGTGCTTGCTATGTTCAAGAGCCAGTTCACGGAGTATTTGAAATCGTTGGTTTTTGTGGAGTATCGTGTCAGCTATGCGAAAATCGGAAGTCTTCTTCTCAATATTGAAGGAGTCCAGGATTACGATGATTTAAGGCTTAATAATTCCACCGGCAATATCATAGTAGGAGAGAAAGAAATTCCTGCGATGGGTACGGTAAGTCTGGAGGAGGTGCATATAATTGCGGCTGATTGAGGTCTTACCAGACTATTACGATGATAACGAAACGATGCAGGAGATTCAGGGAAATCTATCGCAGGAGTCGGATAACTTGGAAGATGGACTTGCAAATACCTTAAAGGAGATATATTGGACAAGCGCTACGGGAAAAGGATTGCTCTCAAGACATGAGAGAATATTCGGAATTATCCCTGATGCAGGAAAATCAGATCGTTACCGGAGAGAAAAAATTTCAGCAAAAGCGGCGGGGGCCGCGACCACATTGGTGGCGCTGATCCGGAATATCGCAGAAAGTTATACCAATGCAGCGGTAGAGATAAAAGAGGATAACCCGAAATACAGAGCAACGGTTCGGTTTACGGGAACATCGGGAATTCCTGGGAACATCAAAGACATCAAAGAGAGTATCGAAGAAGCGATTCCATGCCATATCAGGATATTGTATGAGTATATTTTCAACACCTATGGAGCTGTTGGAACCTTCACGCATGAACAGCTTGCTGCATTTACTCATTATAAGATTCGAAATGGACACTTGAAGACCAGAATCATGGAGATGGGGACTTATCAGCATATCGAACTTGGGCAGCTGACTCATGATCAGATTACGAAAGGAGATTTACCGAATGGCAACTAACACAACAAATTATGGCTTTAAAAAGCCAGATGAAAGTGATTTCTATGACGTGGCGGATCAGAATAAAAACTGGGATCTGGCAGATGAAGCACTGAAAAATCTGGATACGCCGACATTTGAAGACTATACTGGATCAACCGCAGTTCCGTCAGCAACGGATGCAATCGATCAGATCAAATCGAAAGGAAAGCTGGGGACACTCTTATCAAATATCAAGGCTGCATTTAAAGGGGCTTGCTTAATTGGCCATATTGTCAACAACTGCGTGACGGACAACGCTGGATTGCCATTATCGGCGGCGCAGGGGAAGGTGCTGAAAGACCTGTACACTCAATTGTATAGTGACATGAGCA